GGTTCAGAGACTACCTGAGGGGTTTAGTCCCCTTAATAACAGGTTAAAGCGCCCGACAATCTAATAAAATAGATTGATGATATAGTCCAATCCCTATGGAAACATAGGTTCCTCGTTCTGCTTTATAGGTTGGTTTTCCAAGCAGAACATAACATTCTGATGCACCCCTTCCATATGCTTGGAGTTGCTGGTGTGTTCGGTGGTTCATTGTTCAGTGCTATGCACGGTTCGCTGGTGACCTCTTCACTGGTTCGTGAGACTACCGAAAACGAGTCCCAGAACTATGGTTACAAGTTCGGTCAAGAGGAAGAGACCTACAACATCGTGGCTGCCCACGGTTACTTCGGTCGCCTGATCTTCCAATACGCTTCGTTCAATAACTCACGTTCACTTCACTTCTTCCTGGCTGCCTGGCCCGTTGTAGGTATCTGGTTCGCTGCTCTTGGAGTTTCCACGATGGCATTCAACCTGAATGGATTCAACTTCAACCAGTCGATCGTATCAAGTGAAGGCAAAGTTATCCCAACTTGGGCTGACATTCTGAATCGTGGTGGTTTGGGCATGGAAGTGATGCACGAGCGCAATGCTCACAACTTCCCTCTGGACTTGGCTGCTGCTGGATCAACTTCTGTTACTCTGACTGCACCAACCATCGGTTGATAAAACTAATACTGATACATAAGAGGGTCTCACCACCCTCTTTTTTTATTGAGTATATCTGAGCGATGAAACTTTGGATGCTTGCAAATCGTAAGACAAAAGAAACGTATGAACGTGACAGGTTTATAGAAGAAGCTGATAAATCTGGATTTGATTTTAATGTTGTGTATGCAGACGAGATCGATCTCCTAGTGTCAAGAGATGATCGGAAGTCAATACGATATCAAAATGACATTGTACCCTTACCAGAGGTCGTTCTAGCCCGCACTGGCAGTGCAACTGGTCACTTCAATCTATCCGTGTTACGACAGTTTGAGAGGTTGAATGTTTCAACATTGCCAAATTCCGATGCGATCATTGCATCAAAGGATAAGATGTATGCAAATCAGATTCTTGCACAAGCCGGATTACCCATCCCTAAAACAATGTTGACAAGGTTTCCAAGTGATAGTGAACTTGTTGAGAAACAGGTGGGATTTCCTTGTGTTGTGAAAGTAGTAACAGGATCTCACGGAGCTGGTGTGTATCTCTGTGAGAATAAAAAACAGTTTGAGGATCTCGCAGAACTTATTTCTGCACTAGACTTTAAGAATTCAATGATCGTACAAGAGTATGTACAACATTCAGAGGGACGTGATCTTCGTGTTATTGTTGTTGGTGGTAGGGTTGTGGGTGCTATGCTTCGCCAGAGCACTGATGGATCGTTCAAGGCAAACATCTCAAGGGGCGGCCAAGGTCTACCCTATGAACTTACCGATGAGATTGAAATGATTTCAATTCAAGTTGCTAAAGTTTTGAACCTTGATATTGCAGGAGTTGACTTGCTTTTTCATCAAGACGGATATAGAATATGTGAGGCTAATTCATCACCAGGGTTTAGAGGTTTTGAACAGGCGTTAGGTGTAAATATTCCAAGGAAGATTTTTGAATACGCAAAGTTGAGGTCAAAGTAATGGGAATGTTTGATACAGTCAGATCGTCCTACGATCTTGGCCCTGGTTACAGTGATAAAGAACTCCAGACCAAGGATCTAGACTGTTGTATGAATGATTACTGGATTGATCCTGCAGGTCAATTATTTAAAATTGATTACTCAAGCACTGCAGACTTCGTAGAGCTCGCAGAGGGTGATGATGGATATAATTCCGACAGAAAATATTTAAATTTTAAATGGATTCCGAATGGTCTTCACGGTAAGATAAAACCTGTTTATGTTTTCAAGATCGTAGAGGTTTATCCTGCAGTTTTTGATGGTCACTACTCTAAGTGGCCCTCTTGTCATATCCTATTCAGAGATGGTATTATAATGGAGGTCAGACACACTAATCTCTATGACGAAGTTCCAAGTCATTTATGAACGTCAAAAAAAGAAGGGTACTTCCATTCAGAAGGCCACATTTTTTGATGAACGCGATGCACTGATCTGGGCTCAACACCTTAAGAAAAATCAAATTGAGTCTGAGATCGTACTAATTTTTTGAATCTAATATATAATCGTGATGAGTGTTCAAACTATGAACTTTACCGTCTATTCAAAAGCTGGTTGCCCATATTGTGAGATGATAAAACAAATCCTGATTGGAAAGGACTTGTCGTTTACTGAATACGTTCTTGATGTTGATTTCAGTAGACAACAATTCATCAATGAGTTCGGTAATACCACCTACCCACAAATTGTGATGAATGGAAAAAAATTAGGAGGATGCACTGACACCGTTAAGTATTTGAGGGAACAGAAAATTATCTAATGGAAATATCACTTTACGATATCGTTGAGCGGGTAATCGATGATTCCTTTTTTCATCAAGTCTATACCTTCTCAATGTATGATTACCTTAGATCCAACAAGGTAACCAAACCAGTCATTACAGAGTTTATAAAAAGTCCCACGGCTTCATCACTGTCAAATACAATCGAAGATCTAGATCTTTATCTTGAAGGTGGTAGTGATGACTTACACAAACAAATACGTGAGGCATATGGTAACCTAGGTAAACCAACTGCCAGAAAAATAAGAGACTATCTTTATTGTATCTTGGAGGATGCGTGGAAATATGAAAAAGACAAACGACCTGGTAGAAAGCTTGGATCTAAGAATCGCAAGAGGGTCACTAAATAAACCAGAGAGTTGGAGGTGTAAGTAAGTTTTATTAGTAGTTCTCTCTAGGTACGGAAAATGTTAATAGCAACGATCCTGGTCTTCTCTGCCTTGTTCTGCATTGGAGGCGCACTAGTTGGGTTCATACTTGGATGGTTCCTGAGCGAAAAGTATTCTGCATATATGGAACTTAAAACTGCACAGGTGACAACTCATCCAGAGATGTATGATGAAAATGGAAACTTACTTAATACTGAACTAACTGCATTACGATTCGTGATTGACGAATCACACTATTATGACGATGAAGAAGACTAACTATGGCCGTAACTAAATTGCCACCCAACCCTTTGTTGACTGAGGTTTTAGAACTCGTTTCAAAACAAAGAACAAAAACAAAGAAGGTTGAGGTGTTGAAAGAATATGACACTGATGCACTACGTGCAGTGTTGATTTGGAACTACGAAGCTGTGAGTATGTTGCCCGATGGTGAGGTGCCATACTCTCCCAATGAAGTCCCTATCGGAATCGAACATCAACAACTATCCACAGAGTACAAGAGACTCTACCACTTTGTGAAGGGTGGTAACGATTCACTTGCACCTCTGCGTCGTGAAAGTATGTTCATTCAACTTCTTGAGGGTCTACACAAAGACGAAGCTCAACTATTAGTCAAAGTCAAAGACCGTCGATTAGAAGAACTTTATAACATTAATAAGGATGTTATTTCTGATGCATTTCCCGATATCAAATGGGGTTGGCGAAATTGATGCCTCTCTCCACAATCGACATTTCGGATTTCAAGAGTAAGGGAGTCACGGTAATTCATTCTGACTGCAGTGTCGAAGCTGCGAATGATAGGTCACTTCCCGTAGACAGTTACCTGGTCACTTGTGATCTTGATGGAATCAAATGGTATGATATAGTGAAGGGAATCAGGGTAACTATTTTTGATTGTTATTATGACGCATTTGGCAAAAACGTAATGCAAAAAATGGTGTGGACGGATGGAACTATATCGTCCCGATCTTGGTGTATCGTTAATGAGGGTAAAAAGAAAAATGACTCAAGAAAATAAACAACTAGGCTTGGGTGGTGGTGGATACAAGCCAGAATTCAAGAAGGCTGCTGGTAGTGGTTTTGTTGGCGGCCGCGATGTGGTAGAGGATGTCGAAGTATCGGATCCTAGAGAAAATCTTGACAACTATACTGTTGATATGCAACAGATGAAAAGTATTGTAAAAAAATACAAGAAGATCAAGAAGTATATGAAGTCTCCAATGTATGAGATCCAGAAACTGAGTGGTAAAACAACAATCGTTGATCGTTTGATTCAAGAATATCAAGAGAATCAAGAAGTGTAACACATTATACAATACTACTTGCATAGATATAGTATAAGGTCTACAATGGCCTTACGTTCATCTGGGTAACCAGACGGAAGTAAGCCGACTCGGAACGGAGCGAAAGCAGTTAGAATGATTTACTATACTTACTACTCTTATGAACCCTTTGGGCGAGGTTACATAGGTAGCCGAGGATGTGAGTGTAGTCCAGATAAGGATGAATATCTTGGATCTTATACGGACAAGACATTTAATCCAAGTGAGAAAATTATTATTACCGAACATCAGACAAGAGAAGAGGCATTAGAAACAGAGGTAAAACTTCATGAGTTTTATCAAGTTCATATTAATCCTCACTTTGCTAATAGGGCAAAATTAACTTCATCTTTATTTTCATTTTCTTCACGAGGAGAAAGAATTGGTGATGGCAATCCTTGCTTTGGTAAAGTTCGTGTTACTGATGGTAAAAATGAAAAAGTAGTTTATGTGAACGAAATACCTTCTGGATGGTGGAAAGGTAGAAGTCGCAATCCAAAAGATTACGCTACTACTAAATCAATTAAACATACAAGAGGTAAAATGTATGATAAGTTTGTGGAAGATGTGAATAAAGATAAAAATATTTTATCTTTATCAATTAGACAACTTGCTAAAATTTATCATACAACTCATACTTCTATTTGTCGCTGGAAAAAATCACTCTAATCGTTCATCTATGGAAATCATTCTTTGGACTTGCCTTGAGGCTCAAAAGCTAATCAACAATGTTCGCACCTCAAAGATTCCCGATGAGGTAAAGACAGAGTTGATTCAAATTCATAAGGAACATTCACCAAAGACTTGTAAATTCATAGACGCAAAAGCCGACTGAAGGAACGCTCTTTAACCTCAAAACCTAAGGAGAAACCTAATGTCGAAAGTCGTGTACCGTGGCGTTCAATACGATACTGAAAAGCGCATTGCTTATCAACAGCAAATGCAACAACAACCTCAACAATACAATGAGACCTATCGTGGGGTCAAGTTTGTAAAAGAGGGGAACAAGTGATGAAAACAACCTATCGTGGTGTGAAGTATAATACTCACACTCCAAAACTAGAATACCGTAAATGGTATTCAGAAACACATGCA